CATATCGTAAATGATACCTTCAGCAACTGTCCACAAACCAAGAATATACCGTTTGTAGAAGACTCCTGAATACATGCTGCGATATCTCTTCTTGATAGACTCATCTAAACTAAGATTGTCATCCATCGTAAAGTGAAGATACACCAAATTTTTTTCTTTAATCTTGTCAATCCAATTCAGTTTGAACCAATGATATGGGCCATCTGGGTTGCAGTTAAACCAAAACTTGGAACCTTTCTCGGAACAACGCCCAGTCGCTTGGTTTACAAAGGATTCTGGCATAAGTGCTACTTCATCAAAAAACATGCCAGCTAATGTAATACCTTGAATCAAGTCTTGAGATCGTTCATCTTTACCACCAAAAACATAGAAGTAATTGGTATTGCCTTTTTTAGTGACTTCCAGCATGTTGTCAGCACGATGGTCTTTGTAACGATATCCTCTTGATAGAAGCATGAGTTTTAACCAAAAAAGAACATTCCGCCGAAATGAGCCGATTGTTTTACCTGCCATACCAAGGTTTTTGCTGTCAAATGTTGACATAGCCCACATGACATAAGATAAACACATTGAAATAGTCTTGCCAGAACGAATAGCGCCATCTGCTATGATCCCGTCTTTATCTTTGACAGCAGACTTTTTTGTCCACCATGTAAGAATCATCTTCTGCTTTTTGCTGAAAGGTTTGAATTTGAAAACCGCCTGTTTTACTCTTCTGGCCATAGTTCTTCACCTTCAGCTTCCAATGCTGCCAAGAAACCATCGTCTTCCATATCAAACTCTTCGCTGCCATCCTTATTCTTAGCAATAGCCGCAGCAATCTGCACTTCTCGCAACCGATCACCGCCAAGATATTTCATGAGTTCTGACATGGCTTTTTGTTTGTCATAAAGTTTGACCGATATGCCGTCTTTCCCCTTTTTGACTTCTTGAATAAGCGTACCATCAACCTCTTCACTACTCTTCAGTGCAACCTGTGATGATTTGTACGTTTCTAACTCCCCAGTAAACTCGTTAAACACCTCTCGCTTCTCACCAGCATCATCATACTCATATAGTTTGTGTTCTGTTGATGAGAACTCAACGAAATCAGTGATATCAGCAAACGCCTGCTTTGCGTATTCTCTTATCAGATCTTTTACATCAAGAAAGACATCTTGCTGCAATTCCGCCTTCAGCCTTCTTAACTCGACCTTTATGCTATCTTTTGCTATCAATCTTATGCTGTTAGACCTAGCGGAATTATAGTCGCATCCATACGCTTGTTGATACGCCTTCGTTGCATTAAATGATTGTAAATAGTAAAGACAGAACAACTTTTGTTGCTCTGTCAGGTCATCGTTATTAATTATTAATTGCGGTGAATCATTTGCCTTATCGGAGTGTTCCTTTTTATTCGGAGCGCTCCTTTTGGAATCGGAACGCTCCCAGTTATCTTGTGATTTCCATTTTCTGATAGTTGACGGACGTTCTCCTAATTCCTTGGCTATATCTACTAAAGGTCGTTCTTTTGATTTTAGCCACAATTTATAGGCTTTATCTCTATTTGGGTTTCTTTGTCTAGCCATCCATTCACCACCACCTCACAGTCTGTGTTGTTTTGTAATAGTATGTAAAAAAAGACACCCTGTTTTTAGGGTGTCAACCAATTATTTTTTGAACCAATCAAGATAGCTTTCTATCGATTTTAAATCAAATAGTTCGCCATTACCCTCATAGACGGCTTTTCCATCTCTATAAATGATATCGTCAATCTTTGTTGCATCTAAAACTCCCGGCTCATACACTATAACCTCGATATGTGAATCTCCATCATAATCGACTTTTATTTGGCGGTCTCCGATGCTGAGTACAGTTCCTCTACGGTTCCCAGTTTTCGCTACGTTGATATTGTTCTGATTTTCATCGATGTTAAGATCCTCAGTCAATTTATTCTTTAAATTAAAGAATTCACTTGCGATATCATCTATAACGCGCTTCATTATCGTCAGCTTAGATGTTTCAGGTAGTTGACTACCTACATATTCTTTCAACTCTTCGTAATTCATGCTTATCACCCTCCATTCAAAACAATAATAATTGTTATTTAGAACGAAAGCAATGTAAAAAAGCAGCCCCGAGGGACTGCAAAGTAGGAAGTACCAAAGATCATGTGAGTAATCTAATCGACAACTCCCAAAGCCACTGGTGAGGACTTGAACCTCACTTACGAGTCGTACACATTCTATGCATAGCCTCTGCATTTCCCCGGTCTGCCACAGTGACATAAAATTAAGACGGCTAGCGAATGAAGATAAGGAGTGTGTTCAACTCCATTCATTTTAAATTTTTGGGTGCCGTCTTAATTAAATACAGGGCGCTGAAAGGTAATCACGAAAGTAGGTCTGCCAACGAATCATAAAGGAGTGCGCCCTGATATTTAAAAATTTCTACAATACTATTGTATCACTGGATTTGTTGCATGTGTGTGCATGTTTTGTGCATGGGCTACCAATCATTAATCATGTCGATACCAAACAGAACTACCGATAAATCTTCAAGCGCTTCTTTACAGTTGCGACTAATAGTAGAACGATCAACATGTAATTGCTCTGCTAATTTATCATCATTCAACAATGGACGCTCAATAAACTTTTTGTTAATGATTCGCCACTTCCGCTTGTCTTCCGGCTTACCTGTTGAAAGACAAATCTCCTTATAAGCTTCTAGGCATATATCAACATGCTTCATAAGCTTAACTGATTTCGCTTTATTTTGCATCAGTAAATCGAGGTTCAACCACTTATGCTCCCAAAATGTTCCTTGCACTTCCTCTACATGCTCCTCAACCGCTTCACTATGGGCTTTTAACTTGTGATAGTTGTTCATCAGCAATCTTGTATTGTGAAAAGCTCTTTTCTTGAACTGTTTTTTCTCATATTCCCTGTCTTTTTGAATTCCTTTCCTAATTTTTAGAGCTAGTTCATCTAATTGTTTATCTGAAAGTTCATGAACATTAATTTCCAATAACTGGACCTCCTCTTTATTTCCACCTTGACTCGGGCGTCTAGATGAATACATTTCTTTTTTATTTACATTATTTTAATAATCGAGGTATATAATATAATTATGAAAGGGGTGAAGACCATGAGTGAACAATTACAAGTACCTTTTGTACACATCACTTTAAATACTATTTCAAATCTTTTTCTTGTTTATTATGAAAACAATCCAGAAGTTTTTGCATGTGGTATAACTATAGAAAAAGCTTTAGATAATCTGTACAAAGTTACTAGCAGACACTACTAAAAAGTAGTGCTTTTTTTATTTTCCAAAATGTAAGCCATGTTGATGTTCTTCATCAATGATTAAAACTCTTCAAGGTCTTACCAAGGACTTTTTTATTTAATGTTCCATTTACCTTGGCTTTTTCTAGCAACTTGCGCTTCTCCTTTTTTACTTTCGATTTTTTCTTTGGCAATGGCTTCTTTCTCCTTTTCATCTAATTCTTTACCGAAAATCACACTTGCAAATACTGTGCCAAAAAGTGCCACGGCTACTAACACTGCGAAATCCATCTTTCATCCCCCTGCTTCCATCGCATCCCTGACTAACGGATCGTTGATAATAATCTTGTACTTCATCTGCTCATGCTGCAGCTGTTCATGTAACTGCTCAATTTGCTTTTGTTGGTCCACAATTGTATAGGATAGCCAACTCAAGCCGGCGATCGTTAGCAGTATTGATACCATAGCTAGTACTGTGTAATGATTAACTTTCATTGGCTTTCAACTCCCAAAATGGCGCCAATTTATATAGTTTTCCGACTTCTCTATTCAGCGAACGAACCATACTTTCTAGTACAGTCGCCCTAGTTCCGATTGTGACATTTCGCTTTTTGGCTTTTTTAACGCTTGTTATGCCGATGTTGTGGCTGAGTTCATCAAAAATCAAAATGCCCTCATGATAGTATTTCCAACCTAAATCTTGATCGGCTTGGATTGCTTCCCATAGTTCGTTAGTTACCACGAGATAGTTATAATCACCGATAAACGTTTGACCTGCCTTTGATTTCAAATCAGCTAGCGTGACTTTGATCTCATAACAGCGAATCGTGTTATCTGTTGAATACGTGATATAGTCCACTCGCTCTTTGCCGTACCAACCGATAGTGACTTCAAAACATCCGAAAACACCCATTTTATTTGTATAGTTCCATAAGCATTTCTCTGCTTGTCTGGTTAAATTTGTTTTACTCATCGGCTTGTTCCAACAGTTCTGGGTTCTCGTAGATGTTGCCTAAAATAGTTATATCGCTAGATGCTAAGTTAAAATTGTGCAAGAATATTTCTTCTAAATCTTCCGCATCAGGTAAACTCGTAGAAACAGAAATACCATCAATTTCACTAGGTATAGGTTGGGGAGTGTCGAAATCATACTTGGCATCTTTGATTACCCATGCTGTTCCTGTTTCATCTGTATCAACCACACCGATCATATGATTTTCTTGGTAATAGCCCATAGGCCACTCTTCCCAAAAGATATCAATGATGTCACCTCTATAAACGTCCTTTTCTTCATCGTCTTCGTGGGAATCTGACATATACCCTTTCAAGCCAGTGGATTGCAT